CTATCCCCAAGTCTTGCGTTCGTGAGTGGTCCCCCTTCATCATGGATGGGGTGGATAAGGTGGCTATCCTCTCAGACATCCATGTTCCCTACCATACCGAGGAGGCCATTGAGTGCGCGGTGAAGCGCGCCAAGAAGCAGGACGTGGACGGCATCATCCTCAACGGCGACACCATCGACTGTCATAGCCTTTCTCAATTTATCAAAGACCCTCGCGCTCGGTCGTTCAAGCAAGAGCGTGAGACGACGAATGAGCTATTGGAGTATCTAAGACAAGAATTCCCTGATACCCGTATAGTCTGGCGAGACGGCAACCATGAGGATCGCTTTAAGACCTACATGATGCAGAAGGCTCCCGAGGTCTACGATGAGAAATTTTGCTCCATCGACAAGCTACTCAACTTTGAGGATTTGGGCATCGAGTATGTCACCGACAAGCGCATCATCATGCTTGGTGGTTTGGCCGTGATGCATGGGCATGAGTTCCACAAGGGCTTCGCGCCCCCGGTGAACCCTGCTCGCGGAGCCTACCTCAAGGCTAAGCAGAGCGTCATGGTCGGCCACCACCACCGCACCTCAGAGCACACGGAAACGGCCCTAGATGGGACGATGACCACCACTTGGAGCGTAGGGTGCCTCTCGGACCTGCACCCCGCTTATAGCCCATACAACAGCTACAACCACGGGTCAGCCATCGTCACCCTAGACGGCAGCTATTACGAGGTGGCCAACTACCGCATCGTCAACGGACGCGCCCTCAATTAGCGCGGTGGCTTAAACATCGGCTCAGTCCTCTCATCTTCCATGCGGGAGATGGTGAGGATCGCTTGAAGGGCAGGGCTAATTGTGGCGTTGGTGTTAGAAGCAGCCGCCTTGAACTTGGGGGCATAGCGCGGATCGATGTACATGGTGTAGGCCATGTTGTACATTCCGTTCTCCATCATCCGCATAAGCTCAGTCGGATTGACGTAGGCCGTAACACCCTTGTTAGGCGTCAGACGATTGCGGACGTTGATACCGCGCTGCACAGGCTCAGTAGCTCCCGACTTGATGTCGGTGATAGAGTCTACGGCAATCTTGGTGTACTCGCCGTAGAGCCGCTTGAGATTGTCGAACTCAGCCGCACCCATGATGGCTTGGAATGCCTTGCGCTTCATCTCATTTTCGCCGCCCTTGCTGTTAAAGAAGTCGGTCAACTTCTTCATATTGACCTGTGGCGTCACGCCCTTGGAAGCAGGGTAGAACTCACGCATCACCGTAGCCGCAGCAGCACGGCGTAGGTTGTCTAGGTCAGCGGTGCGCCCAGATGCCTGCAAGGCCCCCGTGAAGTCGGTTAGCGTGTCAGGAGCCACCGTAAGCAGCTTTTCAATCCACTTGGCGTTGTTGCCGGGGTCGGAGGACAGCTTCACGCCCTGATCGTTTAGGAAGACAACCAGAGGGTCTTTCTGCGCGGCAACCAGCGCATCGTTAGCCACGCGCTCGTCAATCTTGGCGTTGCGACGGGCCTCGAAAACACGGGCGTTATTTGCGCGGCGAGCCTTAGCGGTGGTGCTAAGAAGCTGGTCGCGAACAGCGCGGCCATACTCTACGCGCCAAGCAGCCGTATCGGCACCAAGCTCAACGGCTTGATTTAGGAAGGTTTCATACTCCTGCTTACTGACGGCAGGAACCTGAGTGAGTGCGCCGAGACGAGCCAGAGCACGAACTTGCTTAGCCGTACCAAGTCCCAGTTCATGCACAGGGAATCCGGTGGCAGACAGCTTGTCCAAGTCTTGAACGATCTTTGCCGGATCGAAAGCCTCATGGTTGAGGCGTTGCCCACCACCAGCAACCTGAGAGCGGCGGAACACCGAATCACGGACGTTATCGAAGAAGCCTCGCTTGAAGAGGTCGCCAGCCATTGTGGCAGCATTGACCGAAGACGGATTGGCGGGATCAGCGGACGCCGCAATCATCGAGGCAATGGCATCCACCTGATCCATCACGGGACGACCGCCAAGCTGCTTAGCGGCATCAGGGATCTCATCCAGCAGAAGATTGGTAATCAAATCAGACTGCCCATTTTCGAGCATCTGATAAACCGGAGTGTCAATCGCAGAGAACCGGGAGCTTGCCAGAGCGTTAGCTGCGCGGAGCCTCGGAACGGCGGTTGGGTCAACGCGATTCAAATAGGACTCAGAGGCGTTAATCAACGCGCGATAGGCATCTCGGGTGATTCTTTCCGCGTCACGGGGACTCTTACCCGAAGCAACAAAGTCGTTATAAACCTTGTTCTTGAACTCCTTGAAGCCCTCATACGAAAGGCGTCCCTTGGGTGCTCGCGCATCAAAAAATGCGCCAGCCATATCCAGCACGTCTTGACGGGCCAGCTTACCTTGAACCGCATTGCGGCTGCTCTTAGCTAGATTGGCTACCTCGCGCTCAAAGTCGGCTCGCGTCAGCACCGTGTAGTTGTTGTTGATGCCAGCCGAATCGTAGGCCGCACTAACAACACTGCTCACAAAGTCGTCAGACGCCCTAGCAAGATCCATTAGCTGAGCACCACGACGAACGCTGGTGACATCATCAATGCTAGTGATCTTGTTGCCGCCGAAGAACGTATCAGCAGCATTGTTAAACATAGCCCTACGCGCCGTAACCTCCATAGCCTTGAGCTTGGCGTCGGCAATCAGCGCAGGAGCGGCGGTCTGGTTAGTCCTACGAGCCTCTTCCGCAATCATGGTTGCGCGATCAGCAGCGGCCTTGGCCGTGCGGTAGTCAGACTGGAGATTCTTCAGCTTGTCCGTGGTCTGGATCAGGTAGTCCTGCAACCCGCTTGTATTTGGCACATCAGGGAACGCAGCAGGAATGGCATCATCAAGGCTTGCTTCAATATCGCCAACAACCTGCAACGCTCTCCTAGAGTTGCGAGCAAATGCCTCACGCTCTGCGCCAGCCATCTCAGGTAGACCCATACTAAGCGAAGCGGGGCCGGTGTAGCCATTATTGCGAATGACGGCAATGTTTGCCTTAGCCTCGTCAGAAAGCTGACCAACACGACTCGCCGTACCAGCAGCAACGCCGCCAAGGAGAGGTGCAGCTACGCGCATTGTCGTATCAAGACCGCCCTTGGACTTAAAGCCGTCGTCCTTGTACTCCTCCCAATTCTGACCGGAGCTAATGAACCGCGAAAGTTCGCTGCCAGCAGTTTGCGCGGCTACGTTAAAGGATGGCCGTAAAAACATACCACCCTTGCCAATGATTGGAACTGAACCGCCAGCCGCCGCTCCAGCAATCTGACGCCCAGAATACTTAGTGTCTTCGTTGCTGGCCTGCTCAATGGTCTGCCCAAGGAACTCGCTAATCGCGCTGCTCAATCCGCCAACAGCGGCAATAGCCGCTGCGCCAGCAAGTCCAGTTCCAACAACAGGGGCCGCAAGTGCGCCAGCAGCAACAGGAACTGCAACTCTCGCAACATTGGCCGTTTGGTTGAGCATCGACTGCCCAAAGTTGGGTTCACCCATCGCGTTGCTAACCATAGCCCCAAGACCAGCCACAGGACCGGGAGCCATACCCGCTCCAGCTAGCCCAGCCATGCTGCCGCGAAGCATCGCATCTCGGCCACGGGCCTCTAGCTCTGGGGCAATAGAAGCGTAGTCCCTGTTGATGCGCTCAGTTATTTCTTCGTTGGATAGCTCATCAGGGAAAAGGTAAACCTTGTTGCTGCGATTGTCTGTAACTCGCTTCATAGTTTTATTTTAGCCAACTAAATCAAAACCGGCCAAACCCTCTGGAAGCCGGAAGCAGGCGCGATCCGTCAAACGTCATTTCAGTAGTTGGAGTTTGAGCGGGTGGCTTTGTGGTTTTGTCAGGAAGCCCGAACTTCAGCGTTTCAAACGCAGTTTCATTCTTACCAAAAACGCGAGTAACGCGGTCCTCATAGTCCCTGATGGTTGTGGACTCAAGCTCCTTAAGAATACGATTGAGTTCGCGAAGTGACTCAATGGTATGAGTCACATCCGCGCCAGACATTGCTGTTGCGTATTTAAGGTCCTTTTCGCTAACGGCGGTGCCTGAGCCAAAGCTCCTGATTTGGGACGCAACTCGCTGACCAATAAGATTCATGTATGTCTGCGTGTCTGCGACTTCTGGGAAGATTGCGATACCGACAGCCTGAGCCGCTGACTTAAGCCCCATCTCGACGTTGGCAAACGGACCAGTAATAAGATCCCTCTTGTTTAAGAGATCGTCTAGAATTGGAGAAACCTTAGTCATGGCATACACAGGGGCCAGTTGCTCGCGTTGCTTTGCAAACGTATCAAACGCTTTTTGCTCAATGGCGTTTTTCTGGCCCATGTCGATGTTAGTGGTTGAGGCACTTGCCTTAGCAATCTTATCAAGAATCCTAGCCTTTTCTTGGGCGTTGGGTGCGCGTCCGTTCACCTGTTCAAAAGCAGCAAACTCAGCCTGCGCCTGTTGCTCTTGGAAGCTGAGATTCTGTTGTTTCGGCCTAAGCAAAGCCAGCTCCTCAGCCCGAACCTTGCCAAGTTGAGCCTGACCAAGCTGCTGCTCAAGAGCCATAGCTTGACCAGCCCTACGAGCCTCTGCGGATAGCCCAGCAAATTCACGATTCTGGCGGAAATCGCGAAGATTAGACATGAACTCAGGCTCATTAGCAGAAGGAGCACTCTGCGTAGTAAGAAACTCAGCATACTTGGCCGCATCGCCCTTTGTCTTTTCAGCCTTAGCCTGCTTAGCGGCGTCAGAAAGATAGGTGTTTAGCTGCAACGTGGCAGCATAACCAAGAGTATTCACCATCGACCTAACTGCATCCTTATCAACCTTCCCGTCCTTTAAGTAGCTTTGGAAGGCAGCAGGATTTGCCTCGACGGTTTTGATGAACGAGTTCGCAGCCTCATCCTTCTTCTTTTCCTCCTCTTTCTTGGCGTAGTAGTCGCTGATGGACTTGCCAGCGATTTGCCCGAGCGTAGCAATGCCCTGAGCAATCGACTGACTGCCAGCAAGAGCACCCTGCATATACGGCGTGTAATCAATGCGCCCCAGTTCTGGACGAATACCTGTTCCAATGCGTGCCATAAATTAAAGGGATTTAATGAGGTTATCCGGTGGGAGGTCTTTTTTTGGCAAATGGGTTAACAAACCCACCAGAGGCAAAGCCGCCAAAAGCAGATCCAAGACCAGACATAAGTCCACCAATAGCTGCACCTTGAGCACCAGCACGCGCACCGTAGGTGGAAGCCTGATAGTTGCCAAGGTTAGCAGCATTCTGAAGGGCGAGGTTAACACCAGCGTCAGGACTAAACACCTGACCACCCATCGTCTGCATCATGTTAGCCGCCATGCCCTGCTGGTTTTGACCCACACCAAGGGCACCAGACGGACGACCCAGCACCGCAGACATCGGGTCAAACGCCGCACCATACATTCCAACGAGGTTCTGCTGGAAGGCGCGGTTAGCAGCCAGTTCACCCTGTTGAGCCTGACCAAGGAGGCCGAGGTTGCTAATGTTCTGCTGCTGTTGGGCAGACTGGAAGGCACGGTTCTGTAGGGCGGTGTTGGTAGCCTGTTCAGCGTTAAACAGCCCAAACTGATTCTGGGCAGCTTGGTTAGCCATAGCTGCACGAACCGCGACATCCTGATTAGCAAGCTGGCCCTGAGCCGAAAGCTGGGAGCCAAACTGCGCTGCCTGATTAAGGGCAGAAAGATTAGCCAACCCCATCTGCTGCTGAGCCTGCTGGTTGGCAGCGGCCTGCTGCAAGAACGCCTGCTGATTGGCAAGGGTAGCTTGATTGCTAGCAGAGGCACCAAATTGAGCCGCCTCTTGATTAGCCTGCATATTCGCAAGCGCAATCTGGTTCATTGCACTTTGATTGGACAATCCATACTGTCCAAGAAGAGCCTGATTTGCCAACGAAACTTGATTTTGAGCACCAGCACCAAATTGCGCGGCTTGGTTCTGTGCTGAAATGTTAGCCAACGCCATTTGCTGTTGTGCTTGCTGATTGGCGGCAGCTTGCTGCAAAGCAGCCTGCTGATTGGCGAGGGCAGCTTGGTTCGCAGCACCAGCACCAAACTGGGAAGCAGCCTGTTGAGCCTCAAGGTTAGCCAAGCCAAACTGATTGAAGGCTGCTTGATTTTGAGCAGCCTGTTGTAATGCAGCCTGCTGATTGGCAATCGCTGCTTGATTAGACGCACTAGCTCCAAACTGAGCAGCGGCCTGCTGAGCCTCAAGATTGGCTAGGCCAAACTGGTTAGCAGCCGACTGATTGGACAAGCCGTACTGACCAAGCAAAGCCTGATTTGCTAGATTGGCCTGCATCTGCGCTTGCTGGTTGGCTAGAGCAAACTGTCCAGCTTGCTGAGCGTTGAACTGTCCTGCCTGCATACCAGCCTGCTGGTTAGCGAGGGCGAAACGAGCAGCCTGTTCAGCATTAGCTATTGCCGCTGCGTTCTGAGCAGCCGCTCCAAACTGGGCAGCTTGATTGCCAAACCCAGCGTTGGCTAAATTGGTCTGGGAAAGCACGCCCTGATTAGCCAAAGCAAACTGAGCCTGACGCTCAGCATTAGCCATAGCGGCAGCGTTCTGCGCTGAAGCGCCAAATTGACCAGCTTGATTGAGAGCGGCCTGATTAGCAGCAGCAGCCTGCATTTGAGCCTGCTGGTTCGCCATTGCGAATTGAGCCTGCTGTTGGGCGTTAGCCATAGCAGCCGCATTACCAGCACTAGCACCGAATTGCGCTGCTTGGTTCATGGCAGCTTGGTCGGCCAGAGAAAGCTGACCAGCCATTTGCTGATTGCCCATAGCAGCCTGCAAGTTGGCCGCTTGGTTAGCCTGTTGCAGACCAAGATCCTGCCCATAGACGCCCGTAGCAAAGCCACGGCTAGCAGAAAGGTCGGCAAGGTAGGCTTGGTTGAGGGCCGAGGCTTGCTGGATGTCCTGAGCTTGACGTTCACGCACGGCACCCGCACGGGACATGGCTTCAGCAGCAATAGCCTGATTGCTCATCTCTAGGCCACGCGCAGCAAAGGCTTCACGGGTGGCTTGCTGGGCATTACGAAGCTCCTCTGGCGACAGTTGACCCGTAGAGGTAGCCATCTGCGCTGCACGCTGCCGGAAGGTTTCAGAGGCAGAGGTGGGCGCGGCGGTAAGAGCCTGTCCGTACAGCGACTGACCGAGAGCACCCTGAGCCACCTGTTGAGCGGCAACGTCAGCAACGCTACGAGCCTGAGCAGCTTGATAGCCCTGAGCGGCAACCGTGGGGGCAGCACCCAAAAGGGACGCCTGCATCTGCGCAGCCGTATACCCCTGCTGCTGAACAGTCGGAGCGGCACCAAGCGTAGCAGCAGCCGCACGTTCAGCACCAAAGCCCTGCTGTTGCACCAAAGGAACAGCACCAGCCGATATGGCCTGCATACTGGGAGCCGCACCAGCCAAAGCAGCCTGAGCTTGCGGAGCCGCCCCAGCTATAGTGGCTTGGCCCTGAGCCGCTTGGAATCCACCAAGAGAAATCGGAGCTACCTGAGCCTGTGCCTGAGCCTGTCCCTGAGCAGCTTGAAATCCACTAAGTGTTACAGGCTGCGCGGCCTGTTGCAAATCTGCAGTTCCAGCCGTTGCTTGATAGCCAGTTGCAGAAGCCTGTGGAGCGACACCAGCAAGCGTTGCTTGCGTTTGTGCGGCATTAAATCCACCAAGCGAAATGGGAGTGGCGCGTTCTTGTAGATTGGCCTGACCCGTAGCTGCCGTATATCCCTCAAGGTTTACATTTGGAAGATTGCCAAGCAGGCTAGCTTGAGCAGAGGTAGGAACGATATCGCCATACCTAATCGAGTTTTGAATGGCACCTTGAAGGCCACCAAAAAAATCAGTCTTTCCGCCCATTCCTCGCGCAGCTTCAAGCTGGGCAAACATCTGGGGGTTGGCCTGCATGAGCGCAGACAGGTAACCACCGCTCTGACTCTGGAGAGCGCGGATGTCTGCATCGCGTTGCGCCGTATCAGCAATTTCCTGAGCTTTTACAAGGTCAGGAGTGATTTGCTTAAGGATGTCGATTGCACCAGCCTGTCCACCAACACCACGAAGGTACTGCTCCTGCTCGGCAAGGTTGAGAGCCGTATACTGCGGACGAAACTCCCGTTCAGCAGCCAAAATCTTACCCTGCAACTCAGGATCGGCCATCTTGGTGATGTAGTCCAAGGATGCTTGCCCAACGTCAACGGGAGCCGGGGGAGGGGGTGGTGCTGAAATCGAAGTTTTCATTTATGCAAATCGCTCGAATGTGGAGGCATTATACACTCTAAACCTGTTATTTCCGTCCTTGTTGCGCCGCCACCCAATGTAGGGCAAACGGTAGGGTGCTTGGTCGAAAAACCACTTGAGGCAGTCGTTTCCAACGGCACAATGAACATACCAACAGTCTGGGTTTTCGGGGTTCCAGCTATCGTCCCCCTTAGCCAGTTCAATCGGCTTAGCCATGAGGAAGCGATCCTCTAGGCTTAAGACCACGCCATTGGTCAGATACCAACTAAGCTGTTCCTCAAAATTGAGGCCGCGCTCCAAAAACATCTTTTTAGCCTCATAGATAGGCTTCATTACGATGCTTCAGTAACAGAGCGGAATGCTTGATAGGCTTCTAGCTTCACCATACGGAGCTTAGGACGGCCCTTGGTGGGGACAAACTTCATCTGCATCCCGTAGGCGCGGATGTTGCCAATGCGGCCACGAATAGAGCTATCCTCGCCAATAGGCAGGTCTTCCTCAAGGCTCTGAGCCAATGAGTACATCGGGGCTTCCTTATCGATGTTTTCGGAAATCATGGTGATGTCGCCATCGCTTGGCTCGTACTCAGAGCTTTCAACGTGGATCTCGTAGGAATTGAAGCTCTTGCGGCCAACGTCGTCAAAGACATACTGGCGGGTAACTACCTCTGCCTCAATTGGGTAAGGGATAGAGTCGCCGCCGGGAACCGTGTAGATGTAGTCGAACCCATCCACGCGCTCATCGATGGTATGCACACCACCAAAGCGGTTGACGGCATACAACTTGTTGATGCCGCCAGCCCCAGACACGATGAAGTTGCTGACGTCCCAGCCCTCTTGGTCGATGATATCCAAACTTTCCCAGCCCTGATTCAACAGGTTGTAGACGAGGATGGCATTGTTGCGCGGACTGTTATCTAGTGGTACTGCAATCCAATAACGATTGTCGTGATAGACCGCCACAGCGTTGTGGGCGTAGTCTGGATTGATCCGCTTGATGAGCGGATTAATCGGGTCAGACAGGGGTAGCCCCGCGCCACGAAGGTTGTACAAGTCTTGGAAGGACGTGGAGTAGACGCCGTTGTCAGACAAGAAAAAGATGCGGTCGCCAATAGTTACCACACTCTTCTGCGCCACCAACCCAGCCTCGCGGGTGATTTCCTTCAAAGAAATATCCGCAATAGATCCGCTCAGCCCAAGCATTAGATGGATCGAATTGCGGTTGAAGATAACAGCGTTATCCTCAGTAAATGGGTGAACATACTGGAGATAGTCCGCAATCCCAGCCGTAACCTTTAGCTGGTTTTGGATGCGGTCATAGGTGTCAGAGTCAAATACGTCCGATAGGAGGATTTCATCCCTGACGTTCCGGTCCGTAATTGTTTCGCTGCCAATGCTGCCCGTGGTGTTGTAATAGTAGGGAACAATCAAACGCCGCTGGTGATAGACTCCCCACGGGGGCGCGGGCATATGCGTGAAGCCAAGCTGGGAAGGCTGTCTCTTGGCGTACACCACCTTGTGAGAGGTAAGGTCTGGAACCTCAGCGTAGAAAGTAAAGGTATCGGCGTCTGCTACCGTAGCAATAACATACCCTTCCTCTTGCTCAACAAGGGTGGAGCTTCCTTTATCAACAACATAAACCCTGTCCCCAACCGAAAAACCGTGAGCCGTTTCGCTAACCGTTACAATACCGTTTGCAATTACGGTGTTGTTGTTTGAATCCAAGTAAGTGGTTGCGGCGTAATCTCCATTAGCCACCTTCGTAAAGGCTGGCGTGCCACTAAAGCTGCCATTCCATTCCAGAGCCGTAGCCCCGTCGCGGAATATCAAAACCTTGTTGAAGGTTTGCAGCATATTCACGGGTTGTGAAATAAAGATGCCAGAAGGGTAGGCAATCGTCGTCGTTGCCTTGGTCGCCATGTTGATAGCGATGGCGTTCGAGAACAGAGCGAGGATGATGTACTCGTCGTTGTTCGATGCGGGATTTGAGAACAGGCATGAGCCGAAAGCTCCGTTGATGCTGCTGGTTCCGAGGATAGCTCCACCAGCCTTAGAGCTAGCAGTAACTGAGTAGGTCTCGCTTCCGGTGGCACCAGCAATCGTGTAGGTAAACGTATCAAGACCAGTAACGGTGATGGTCTTGTTGCCGTTAGGATCCACCGTGCCGGGGCCAACATCTACAATAGCAACAGCGTAGGACGACGAGAAACCGTGATTGGTTGACGTAGTAATGGTTACCGTCGTGCCGCTGCGGGTGGCCGAGCTAATAACCACTTGCGGCCACAGATAGAACGGCAGAGCAAGCGTCTCGTCCTTCGTTCCAATAACAGGGCCAAACGTATCTACGCCGGGACGCACCTGCCACGTCCCATCCACGTTCATCCGTCCATTGACGGACATAGCAAGCTCCCCGGCCTTTAACTGGTCAGGACGGAGGCGGTTGTTAAATCGGGAAAAGCCAATATCTGCCGTCTCGGCAATAGGCGTATCCCGGCCACTAAAGCTGCTGTAACGTGCCATAGATGAATCCCTAACCAGCGGTTAAGGTTCAACTATGATACCTTACGCCGCTTGAAATCTACGCCCTTAATTGTACCTTTGTTTCGGGAAGCATAGAACACTTGTTCGCCTCGCTTCGGGCCATATTCCTCGGTCATGGCGGCTTTAATCTTCTTACCCTTCTTTGTGAGTGGCATGGTTATCGGTAGTTAGAGGTTTTCTTAGCAATCTTCTTGGGCTGCTTAACAAACTGCTTCCCGGCCTTCATGCCCTTACGCTTGGCCCTATTGGTGGCGGCGCGTTCAGCAGGGCTAAGAGCCTCCCAAGCAGCCTTGGGTAGATAGCGTTCGCCAGTCTTGAGGCTAGGTTTGCCGGATAGGGTGCGCCATTCCTGACGGGTCCAATTGGCTAAGCTGCGCTGTTGTGGCTTCATTTGGCCGTCTTGTACCCGCCACCCTTCTTCTTGTACTTGAGGGCTAGAAGCTGTGCCTTTCTCGCGGACCATTGCCCCGGCTTGCCGCCCTTGCCGCCAGACTTAATAGACTCAAAGAGACGCTTCCTCATTCCGGGCTTTGTGTAAACCCCAGCTGAGTTAACTGTTGAGCGGCGTTTCACTTGCAGGGCTTACGCTTGCCCATTTCACACTTACGTTTTCCACATTTCATTTTATTGTCCTCCTTGTATTCCATCATGTCCTCCGCAGCTTCGATGGCCTCGTCGGCCTCCTTCATGCGGCGGTAAAGCATACGCTCTTGGTTCTTATAACGACGTTCGTTGCGGTCTTTCATGGTTAGCAGTCCCAAGCTCGGCGGGACCAATAGTTGGCAGACAGTTTATTGGTCTTTCCCTTAATGCCGCCAGAACGAGCACAGTAGCTCTTCTTACGGGCAGGCTGGTTCTTCTTGATGGTCATATTAGCATCGCCAAAACGGACGATGCGCTCCTGCCCATTCTGGCAGGCTTTTACCACAAACTTCTTCCCGCCCTGCACATCACGGCGCGGGACGTTGCACTTCATGGTATTCTTATTCATCACGCTTGAGAAGCTTAATTAGCTTCGTAAGTGTATAGGCAATAGAGACTAACACCAGAATAAAGGCAGCGATTTCATTCACTTGAGTAAGTGTAATCGTTCCCAATGAGCCTCCAACGGTAACGGCAAATACCTTCACGATGTCGTTGTCGAAGATCATTTGCGAATCAGGCTAGTCATCCGGCTACCAAACCACCAAGCCACGGCGGTTCCGGCCAACATCATGAAGCTCTGGATAGCTTCGACCTTCAGGTATTGGTCTTCGATCAGAAAAAAGCTGATGAATGAGCCAAGTACCAAACCAATAGTCAGGAAGGGGCGGGTGACGGCGCGGACGTTAGCTGCCCACGGAGACACCTTCTCGGTCATGTCGGCAGCAGATGCGGACTGTGATGCCGAAAATGCGTTCCAAGCGGCAAGTGCTTCAGCACTAGCAGCTTGCTTATCAAGCATATCTAGGGCAAACTTGTTATCCTGCCGCTTTTCCCAGATGCGAATAACGCTCGTTGCCACCGAGCCAAAAAGACCAAACAGACCTCCCGTTCCGGCGTTGAAGAGGAGTTCGGTGATTACGCTCATGTTAGGTAACGTAATTTACTTGGGCCACACCACGCCAACGGCTGCCACTATCATCCGTGATGAATACGAAGACGTGGGTCTTTCCCGTATCAAGGGTGGGAGCCGTATCGTTCGGCCACTTAACGGCAGCAGGCCAGCTAATCGTGCCAGACGTATTCTCGATCTCCACAATCATGCCATACGCGCCGCTGGGTACGTTGCTAAACGTAAAGGTGGAGTTGCCACTAATGGTCTTCGTGAAGTAGTTGCCCTGCGAACAATCAATATCTAGCAGGGCTACCGCCGTAACCGACCCCTTGTACTGCCCCGTTACCTCAAGGCTCGTAAACTTGCCGGAATTGGCCGTAGAAGAGCCAATAGGCAGGGGGCTGGAAAACACTTGAGCCGCCGTAGTCTTGCGCAAGGCCGTATCGGCTGAGCTATGGACTAGGATGGTGTCGGCAGAGGCAAGGACGGTCTTGGCCGTCTGGTCCGTAATGGCTCCCGGCAAAAGCACCGCATCATCAACGTGGTTGTTGAGATTGGTCGAAGTAACTAGGTTCGACGGCGAGGTCGTCCCGTAGGTGGTGCCTTTTTGAATTTGAGCCATGACTTAGTATATCAAGGCTTTGTGGGCCAAACTACATTATGCGGAAACCCTGCCTGAGAGGGAACATCGCGGAGAGCCTGACGATAAGCCGTCCATTGGATCTTAGCGGCGTTATCCAGCGGCGTGTCGTTAAGCTGGGTCCAATCGCACTCAGTTAGCTTGGTGTTGCGCTCGCGGCGCACCTGAGCCGCTTTTTGGGTGTCAATCTCAGCCTGCTCTTCAGCCGTGTACGCCCGCCAAATCTTGGTCTCTACTACTTCGCTAGGAAGGATGGCAAAAACTGAGCCAACAAACTTCTCTTGAACATCGCCCTCCTCAAGGCGGACAGGAAGCCAACCAAGCTCTCGAAGCCCATCATCATCCATCTGGTCAAGGCCAGAAATATTACGCCACGACTTAGGTAGTGCGCGGGGGCCATCGGCAATAACGTTGTTCTCAACAAAGCAGTAGTTCATGGGAATAGTCTAGGCTCTTAATTTCTTCAAAAGGGTGGGTCCAGTCGCCATACTTCTGTTGGCGGAACAACCGCATAGAGTTGTAATAGGGCGTCTTATTGCCGGGTTCGGCATACAGATAATACCCCATAATTGGAATGACAACCCAAGTGGGGATACCCATTGCTGCGGACAGGTGGCTTACGGACGTGCAGCTAGTGATTACGAGGTCGCAGGAGCTTACCGCCTTGTGCGTGTCGTGCCACGTCTGAAGCGGTACATCCTGCACCCAGCTAGGCTTGTGCTCTAGGTCGGCATCCCGTTGAAGAGAGATAAACTCAATGTCATCCCGCTTGACGGCATCAAAGAACAGGTGGGCCGGGAACAGCTTGTGATGCTGGGCCTCAAAGGTTTTGTTGCCTGACCAGCGCAGACCTACCCGCAGCTTTTTGCCTTGGACGGTGAAGTCTTGGTGAATGTAGGAGTCTCCGCGAATTGTGTTTTTCCCGATGTTCAGATAGATCGGGGACGACATCCCAGCCATCCAGTAGTCGTGATAGACCCCGTACTCTGCCCCATGCTGCACTACGGCATCAGCCAAATCCGTAGACGAAATAAACGAAACAAGCTCCCCAGAGCAGCTAACAATGGGGCTGAAGCCTTTTGCGCGAAGTTCGCGAGTGTAGCGCACCTGATGGAGTTGATCGCCCAAACCGCCCTCTAGGTGGAGCAGGATGGTTTTGCCGCTGCGCCCATCCCACTCAGGCTGTGGAGTGTTGGGCTGGCTGTTGCCAAAGACGCCTACCTTGCGCCCACGGTGGAGGAGCTTGTAGCCCTCTTGGATGTTGCCGTCTCGCAGTTCGTACCAGCCACGGTTGTAGGCTGCGCGGTGATCGTTGGGGCGTTCCACCTTCAGCTTCTCGGCGATGCGCTTGCCTTCGTCAAAGTTGCCCATTGTAGACGCCGCAAGCTGTAGATCTAGGTCGTCTAGTGGTGCAATGGTGCGCGGCTTAGGCAACCAAAACTCGGGCTGGGAGAACTGACCGTAATGGTAGCCGAGAATATCCTTGGCCGACTCATTGTGCTGCCGAGCCAGCTTAGGCTTGATGTCGTGTAGGCCAACTACGCCATGCAGCCCCTCGTCGTCTTCCTTGACGGTAGAGCCGTCAATGCGCTCTAGGTCATACTCAAACGGGTCGAGGCTGAGGAAGTCGTGGATGCGCTTAAGCTGGGTGCGCGGATCAGCGAGAAGGTCTTCATACTCCACAAACAAAAAGCACTCTGGATCAGCTTGATAGCCAGCCTGCAACACTTGGTAGGAAGTCTTGAGATGCCCAGCCAGTCCAGACTTATGCACAAAGTCGTCGAGATCCGTTGGCTTGGCTACACGGACAAACGAAGCCATGCAGTCGGGAACGCTGCGAACCGTTGCAATGATGCGCGGCTTGTGCTCAAGCACTTGACTCATCGCAGAAACCACAACAGGAAGTGGCCAGTTACGCGCCTTATCAATGACAACAGGCTTGTCCGTAACCTCGTCATAGTAGCCGTTAATCAGGCCGCGCATTGCGTTTGCCAGCTTCTTGCGATCTAGGTCGTTCTTCTCAAGAAGCGGCTCTCGATGCCACGCTGAAGCAAGAGCGTCAAGCGCAGCACCAAGACCGGAGGTGGTTGAAACGTGCGTCTGCGGATTCTGGTTAAGAATCGCAGCTAACACCGTCGAACCAGAGCGAGGAAGGCCAGAAAGGAAGTGAAGTTTCTTAGGCAAGTTGTTGCTCACTTAGCCTTTCTGGCAGCTACTAACGTAAGGTAAAGACTTTTATGCTACTGCGTTGTAGCAAGAGCAGTTGAGAATGCGGCTGCAATCTTATTCCAATTAGTTAGTGATCCAATTTGTTTTGGAGAGGAATAGCTTGTGGTGTTTCCAAGCCCAAGTCTTCCATAGGAACCACTTCCCCAAGCCCAAAGCGTTTTGTCGGTTTTTACGGCAACAACAAATGATCCACTGGCAACAATATTACTCCAATTAGTTAAAGACCCCACCTGCACAGGAGATGATCGATTAGTGGTATTGCCAAGTCCAAGTTGACCATTACTATTGTTGCCCCAAGCCCAAAGTGTTCCGTTGGTTTTGATGGCAAACGAAGATCCGTCGCCAGTAGCCACTTTGCTCCAGTTGGTAAGAGATCCAACTTGAGTTGGCGAACTTCTATCAATTCCAGAGTCTCCAAGCCCAAGAGCTCCAGCAGCAGAGTAACGGTTTAACCCGCACGACCAAAGCGTTCCATCGGTTTTAACAAAAAGAGAGTGTAGGTTAATTGCTGCGTCTGCCCAATTTGTTAATGATCCGATTTGTACTGGAGATGAACGATCTGTAAGATCGCCCAATCCAAGTTGGCCTACGTCGTTTCTTCCCCAAGACCAAATAGTTCCGTCTGTTTTAATAGCAATTGTTGCCGTACTACCAGTAGCTACTTTGCTCCAGTTGGTCAATGCACCTACCTGAACTGGAGATGACCGATAAGTTAGATCTCCTTGACCAAGCGGACCATTGCTATTGTTACCCCACATCCAAAGGGTTCCATCAGTCTTAATAGCAGCACTAAAATTTGGAGTGCCACTAGATTTCATAAGGGTTGCCCAATTTGTAAGAGAGCCAACTTGTTTTGGAGATGAATACGAGGTTGTATTACCAAGACCAAGCCTTCCAGATCCTCCAGTCCCCCAAGCCCACAAAGCTCCACTTTCGCTAATAGCTAGAGAGTGGCTTTGTCCCATAGCAATTTGGGACCAAGTTGTTAGTGCGCCAACTTGTTTTGGAGATGAATACGAGGTCGTATTCCCAAGACCAATTTCGCCATATATATTGCGTCCCCATCCATATAGTCTGTTATCTGCACCACCAGCCCCAGCCGCACCCATCGCAAGTTTGATAACGTTCGGGTCCATAATTAGTTAACGTAGTCTACTAGGGAAGCTCCACGCCAGCGTGTGCCGCCGTCGTCGGTAACAAAGATAAAGATGTGGGTTTTGCCCGTGGTTAGGGTTGGTGCCGTATCCTTGGGCCACTTTACAGCGGCAGGCCAAGTGATAGCACCAGAAGTGTGTGTGAGTTCAAGAGCGAACGCGAATGAACGACTAGACGGAGGGTTACTAAACGTAAACGTCGAGTTACCCGAAATGGTCTTCGTAAAGTAGTTGGCCGTAGAGCAGTCAACGTCCAAGGCTCCCATTGCCGTAATGTTGGAAGCGTAGTTGCCGTTGAGGTCTAGGCGGGCAAGCGGCGTGCCTTGGTTAATTCCAATGCGGTCAACCGAGGCATCCGAAAAGAACAAGTTAGCCGCCGTGTCGCCTTCGATTCGAAAGTCTTTATCGGCACCCGCGTCATTAAAAGTAAACGTGCCGCCGTCAAAGCCTACGTTGCCAGAGGCATCAAGGGTTGTGAATTTACCAGCCGCAGCCGTGGTTGCGCCGACGGTGCCATTGATATTGATGGAGGCCGTTCCCGTAAGATTAGTAACCGTTCCCGAGCTAGGCGTACCCAAGGCACCACCATCGACCACAAACGCGCCAGCCGTGCCTGTATTGACTCCTAGAGCCGTAACAACGCCAGTACCCGTGGTGATGGTGGATGGCGCGGCTCCAGCACCGCCGCCAACAACAATGGCATTGGACGCCAATGCGCTGGACGAGGCTAAGGTGCCACTTGCCGTAAAGGCCAAAACACCGCCAGACGTGCCAGAGGTTAGGCCCGTGCCGCCATTAGCTACAGCCAACGTGCCAGCTAGGGTGATAGTGCCGCTTCCGGTGACAGGACCGCCCGAGGTGGTTAGGCCCGTAGTTCCACCAGATACGTCAACACTTGTAACGGTGCCCGTGTATTGATCGGCAGACGAAATCGTAAAATTGGGGTAGGTTCCCGTGATGGTGGTCGTTCCACCCTGCGTTAAAACCACCGTCTGATCTGGCGCAGAATTGGTAATCGTGAAGTTGGGATAAGTCCCAGAAGTCGAGATGCCCGTGCTCGCCGTAAGAACCACCGTTTGGTCAGGGGCAGAATTGGTTACCGTAATGCTACCGCTAGACGTAATCGGGCCACCCGAAACGCTGATTCCCGTACCAGCCGTAAGATCGACACTCGTTACGGTGCCAGCACCGTTCGTAGTCCACTCGACATCCGTTGCCCCAGAGTTAAGGCTTAGCACCTTATTTGCATTACCCGTATAGGAGGGCAGCAAATTAACTCGCGCATCGGCGGCAGTAGTAGCTCCGGTGCCACCTTGATTGATGGCTACGGTGCCACTAATTGCCGTAGACACCGGAGTGTCTAGCAACAGCGTCTTAAAGATGTCCATTATTAGAGGTAGTTGAGTTCCTGCGCCTCAATCACAGCATCAGTAGAGGCTTCGCGGATTGCGCGGGCTTTAAGGGCCATAGTGCGCGTCCAGTAGGCCGAGCTATTGGCTGGCATACGGAAGCCCTTGGTAGCCGTAGGATCGGTGGTTCCGTCGAAGGTAACACGAATATCCGCTCCCGTCACCTGTACCAGAAGATGTTCCGTATCGGTAGCCAACGTCCAATCAAGGAAGGCTACAGCCGATGAGCTAACCGTGCGCTGCTTGTGCGTCGTGCCATTCTGAGGAATAGCTTGCGACGGGGTATTGACGATGCGTGCGTTAGGCATGGCTTAGACGGAGAAGGGGGTTGCCTGTACGGCGGCATCACTTCCGCCAGCGCGGATAAACTTAGCCAGTCGCGCCGTTTCCTTGTTCCAAAGGAAAGGCTGCACGCCAGCCTTGAACAGATGGCCGTTCGTGGACGACGGATTGCTGCCGTCAAACGTCACCATTACGTCGTTCGTCTGCACATCGACCAGAATGTACTTGGTCTTGGAAGAGGTCCAATTCGCATCAAGCGAAACGACTGCGGTGCTAACCGTGAGGCGCTGATCGGCTTCGCCAGTCGGCTGGGGGTAGAGATTGACTACGAGTGAGTTATTCATGTTTAGCGGAACTGGCGTGAGGTGTAGGTAGAGATGCGGCGGAACAGGTTGTTCATATTACGCTGCTGACCAGCCTTAGTAAGTTCGGTGTCGAGGTACATCTGCGCAACAGCCTCTTCAGCCATTGCCTTGTCCACTTGACCGTCCATACGAAGGAAATCTGCATAGGTGGCGTGCCCGACGTAATAAAACCACTCTTGAGGAATGGTAGCAGATGCCGTCGTATAAGGACCATCCCAAATAGCTTTATAAGTAACAAAGAAGCCATCAAGCTCAGGATAGTTGCCAACGATGTTGGCTCCGTTACTATCAACAAAGAAGTCGTATTCCCAGCCGCCAACACCCTGCACGGGGTTGCGGTCATGCAGGCGCATAAAGATTTCTACGTCAGGCATCGTAACGGGGGTAAGTAGTCCCGTGCCTGTGTAGGTTTCGGTGCCTGTACCAGAGGCCAGTTCGTAGGTTACGGTCTGCCCATCAACAGAAGTAATTGAATATGTGCCGTTTGGATTAGTGCTACCACTTAGCCCAGACACTGTGACATTTTGGCCCACTACAACATCGAAGTCCACACCGCCCGTAACGAAGGTAACGGTGGTCCCGCTGCGCGTAGCAGAAGAAGCCATGCGGGTGCCGTTAGCAGAATCGTAGCTGTACGGCACAATGCCATTAGGGGCAGGGCGAGCATCCAGCCGCATATAGCGCGGCCAGACATCGCAAGAGTCGTAGGCTTGCCGCAGCCGCCTGTTAGCCATTGCCAGAATCTTCGTGGATTCCGTAGGCGCAAATTCATCGACGCCCGCAAGGGACTCGATAAGATCAAACAGGTCGGTGTAGGTGCGGTTGGTCATTACGCTTTATTGGGCGAAAGCTCTGGCATCTTCTTGTTGAAATAGGACATGAACTCGCGGCTATGCACCGTCTCATGGCCGTACTTCTTCACCAGCCGGAAGTACTCGCGGGCAGGCATAACGCCCACACACTTACCCAAACCGGGAATGGCCTTGTGGCCCTTCATTAGAGAAGCCTGCGCCTTAGCTACATTAACACGCTCTGCCTCCGTAGCCTTCTCAAAATCTAGGCTGCGGATGATTTCTTTACGAAGCTCGTTGTCGATTTCTTCCCGTGTAATTTCGGGTGAAGCTACTTTGATATGCATAAAAAAGCCACCCCCAGTTAAGAGGGTGGCTTATTCTAACACAAGAAGTCTTTACGAGGTGGGGACTTCCATCTGACGCCAAGCCAGCACCCAGCTACCAGCCGTGAGGCTAGACGCCGTGCCGTTAAGCTCAACGATCAGATCCACAGCCGACGCCGTGTTGTTGGCGTAGCCGTTCACGACATTGGAGGTCGTGTGCGTACCCGAGTCGGTGCCAACGAAGGCATCGCCCGTGTTCCAAATAACCTTCGTCAGAGCGTCAACGTCGCCGTTGTCGATGAACTCATCCGGATCAGCCGCCGTCACACCAAAGTCAATGGTAAGGTCGGTCGCACCAGCCGGATCAACCACCTGATAAAGGACGGCAGTATCAATGATACCACCAGCCCCGAGCTTACCAGCCTTGAACTGGTTCGCCGCACCAATGGTGCTAAGGAACCCCGTGCGCTGGAGATCGACGTAATCGAACGCAACCTTGTGCGTGAAGCCCGCCGCTGCTTCGTTAATCGTAAGTTTAGCCATGTGAGTAGACTCCTAGTTAGTGTTTAGCTGAGCGTGGTAATCTTACCATGCGCACCGGGATGCTTAACCAACAGGGTGAGGGCGCAATCAACATAGCCGCGCTCGCCACCACCGAGATTCGGCAGGCGGGTCGATCCGAGCGGAATAAGCTCCGCAACACCGTAGAACTCAGGATTGACGAGGTAACCCGTGTCCTTGTTCGTGGTGTCCGGCGCGCAGTCCGGATTCATGTTAACGATGGACACGATGCCATGGTCGGACTCATAGAGTTCAACCGACAGCTTGATCGTGGCCTCGCCGCCCTCGTAAGCCACACGGCGAACCGAGTAGTCCGAGCCACCCGAGGTACGGGCGAAGTCGCTGATGACGCGGCGGAGGGCCGTGTCAGCAACCAGCGTCAGACCATTCGACGTACCCGTAACGCGGTAGATCGAGGTGATGAGGTTGTTAAACACCGTCTCGTTAAACGTGCTGGAGGCATGGATGGAGCCAGCCGGGGTGCGGTAGGCAGCGGGAACATCCGCCGGACCAGCCGAGTCAATCCAGTCGCCGAGGCCGCGCAGGCCGTAGGGCGTGCCAGCACCATCTTCAACCGTGCGGTCGTTGTTGGAGCACAGGGTCGCCTCGATGTCGCGCTTGATCTCGCGGACAGCCTTCGCTTCAGCCTGAGCGATCTTGGCGGGACCAACGCTATCAACAGCGTTCTGGAGGTCGCTCACCATGAAGTCGCGGCGGAACTTCTGGATGTAATTACCCAGACGAGCGCGGTTAGCGAACTTGTCCGTAAAGACGGTGACATCGCTACCCTCGGCAACGCCCGTGGTCACGGGAGCCGAGAGGCTGTCAACGGTCCACTCCACAAAGGTAGCGGACGCCTTGGACTTAGCAGCGGAAGAGAGAACCGGAGTCTCCTCAGGGGCGAGGATCGTCAGGACATCGAGAAGGTCTTCGCGATTAGAAACCGCGGAACCCGGATTGGTCGTATCGTAAGTATTGGAAAAAGCCATTGTAGTAGTAGGTTATTTACGTTTAGAGAGTTGTGCTGCACGAAGGGCGATGAAGTCGCTTACGCTACCTGAGTCCGCCAACCGCTTAGACACTTCCTTTACGTTGCGCTCACCCGAAGAAGGCGTCCGGTCACCCGCAGCCGCTGTAGCGGAGGGGGAGCCGGGAGGCGTCAACTTAGGAGAGGGCTTGTTGTCCATCGGAATCAACTTACGGCCATACATCGAATTGGCAGCATGGGCCAAGATGTAGGGCAACTGAGGAGCGACATCCGGCAATGCTTCTTCCATGCCCTTGAGGCGCGGATCGTTAAGCATCGCAAAAAACTGGCGTTTGATGTCATTGTCTTCTTGGGTGGCAAGCCACTCAAGTTCCTTGACCGCCTGTTGCTCGAAAGCAGAACGGAGACCTTTGCGCTGGATGCCAGCTTCAATGTCCTTTTTCTGCGCTGGGAGAAACTTGTCGCGTGCCTTGCGGGCATTGCGGAGAGTCTCCTTTACCTGAGCCTTAGTCAGTTCGCGCCCATCCACCGTTGCTGCAATATCTTCAAAGCCGAGGTGTTCAGCGCGATCCAGAATATCTTCTGCCCACTCAACAACATCAGCTACCTCTTGAACTTTCTTCCCAAGATCCTCAATAGAGGAGATGCTGGCGTAGGGATTATTCTCGACCTTCGGCTCAAGGGGCTTGCTGTTCTGCTGTTGGGCCATGTAGGCTTCCAACTGCGCTGCTTTCTCCTCGGCTAGCTTTCGCTTGGCTGTAAGTTCCGCAATGCGCTTGAGCAGGCCAGACTTGCCTTTCTGAGCGAGTTCTTGGATGTCCTCATCGGAGAGTTCCGAGAGTTCAACTTGTGAAGGAACGTCCTTGCTAGTCGGATTCGGTTGAGCCTGAGCTTGGTCGTTGCTCGCCTGCTGCTGCTCTTCCTCCTCCGCTGGCGCGGATTGACTGGTGGTTTCCGGTCGGCTGGCGGGGTTTAACGCCCCATCCGGCTTTCCCTTCAACTCACCAAGACGGCGAACCGCGTATTGGCTCGCTGTCAGATTAGACTTTTCTGAGACCACCGACTGTTTAGCGTCCCCGGCGACGGACGTAGCTTCATCAGACATTGTTGGTTTTCCGCGTTTTAACGCCTCGCGTTGGCGATAGCGGGAATATACCATGCTTTAGAAAAGACCCGCTTTTGAGCTAACAGAGAAAATTAGGTGCCATGTCGAATAGGCTTGACACGACGAAAAAATCCCCCTCACACTCCCCCTTTCTTTTAGGGGTTTCTTTTATTTCACGTTTCGTCTGTCGCGGTTTTCAGAGCGACACAGCGAACAACGGCCCCTTTAAGAAAAAGGGGCTACGTCATCCTCTACGAGAAACAATACGATCATATCCACCCATTTGGAGGATATCGTCGCATTGCAGGATTCGACCGCTAATCTGCTGGATGCGGTCGGAGGATACGTCGTGAAGCTGCTGAATCAACGATTCGCGCAAGGCGTAGATTCCATCAAGGAACTCAACGTATGCGTCAATGTGGATGAGGCTATCTAGGTTATCTGGCTTTTGCATTAGTAACTAGGAGTCTGCTGCATGGTCTGCGTATTGGTGTCTCCCATTGCAGCGGGAGCCGTACCGATACGGCCAATCTGGGCGTTCTGCTGCTGCGTCATCTGGAACTGGTACTGCTGAGCGTACTTCTGGAAACGAGCTTGGAACGCCTGATCGCTCTGTAGACGCTGGCTAACGTCAGGCTGCTGGACGTAAGACTGAATCACCTGCATCGCGATTTGCGCACCGTTCGGACGCGCACCAACTTCGATGCCTGCGTAAATCTTGGACAGGTCGTCCGTAACTTGCTTCGTGATTTGGTCTGCCGCTTGCCCAGCAGGGCGGAGAATGGAGTCAGCAACAACCGGATTGATGGCACTCGCGGCCAATTCGAGAAGCATATCCACGTCCATGCGCCCATTCCGGTCCAACTGAAGTAGCGTAGAAAACTGAGTAATTTGCGCTTCGACATTATCGGGATCGGTTTGCATGACATCATAGTTAATAATAATGTCAAAGTTTTCATTCGGGTCGCCCTTGCTATAACGCTGGGGATCAGACACACCCGTAACACGGAAGAACACCTGATCGGGGCCAAACCGCTGGAAGCACTTGTAGGCTAGGCGCAGCACGTCGCGGACGTGCGTGAGGAACTTGTCTACAAAGTACTGCTGCTGAATCTGCGACAGCGGGTTGTTAATATCGAGGCCAATAATCTTGTCGGCCTGAGCAAGCTGGGTCTGCTCCATTTCCATCGAGCCGGGGTTGTATTGTGGCACCGGACCAAACTGGAACTCGCCAGCGCGGCGATAGGGAACATAACGACCCGGACCCCAATCGGACGGGGCGTTGCCCACAGGGTGCATGATGGGCGGCATCGTAGCCAGACTGTTGCGGTCGATGCGACTATCGCGCTCAGTCTTCACCTGCCATTGAATGCCCTTCAGCATTTCCGGCACCGACTGAATATCGTAAAGACGCTTGTTGTCTTCGGACAGCTTGGTAACGACAAACGGATAATCTTCGTACCCATTCATCAGTTCAAACTTTGCATAGTCAGGAACTTCCTGCTTGCCATACACTTCACGATGGAACACCGTGCAGTAGATCCCCTCCGAGTTGTCCTCTTCGTCAATCAGTCGCTGATAGCCATAGATGACCTCATACAACTCCGACGCATCGTACGTCACGGTGGTGTAAGTGAACTGGTTGCGCCGTTCAAGTCGGAGGGGGTCTCCCGCTTCTTTGCAGTTTTCGATAACGTACTCCACCCAGTCCTTATCCCAGCCGTTGCTGCTAATCTTGTTACGCAGTTCCTGCGCAGTCATTAGCACACGCCAGAAGCAATAAGGAGCGCGTTGAGGATCGGTGGCATAGGCCGGGAAAAGAACGTCGCCATCCGGCGCAACTGCTTGCACCCAAGGACGATCAACGCTACGCCTAACCACCGGAAATTCAGCCGTACCAGTTTTGCGTA